AACACCGCCAAGACAAAAGGCTGCTGGCATAAGTTCTTTCCTCAGCCGGTGCCAGTGTCGACCATACAGCATCTCAATATCTTCGCATTCGCGGCGCTGGACAGTGTCGAAGAGCTTTACTGCTCAGTGTACTATCTGCACGGCTGCCAGATAGCAGTGAGGTTATATCAGACAGATATCGATCAATTCAACCATGGTGAGACGTGGCACCTGACGGGCAACGACGGGGAGAGTAAGGGCGGACACGCTGTATTCGTCCCGGCTTATGAGAGCAACGGCAACCCCGTCTGCTGGACCTGGGCAAAGCGTCAACAAATGACCCCGAACTGGTATAAAGCCAGAGTGTATGACACCTTTGGAGTTGTAGACAATCGCAATTCCTTTATGGCTAATTCACCGATCGACACGGCCAAGTTACAAGAGATACTCGACGGCATAGTTAATTCATAGGAGGTAAACATGAAAGGCAAGATTCTAGGTCTCATGGTGCTCGTGTTCTTGATGCTCCTGCCGGTGGCGATCTGCTGCGGCGTGGCGTTCGCCGACAACGGCGGGTCCGGAGATTCCAACTACATCTCCCAAATATGGGTGATAGTGGCGCCGTTCCTGACGCTGGCCGCGGTGTTTTACTGGTCGGCATTACGACAGAAAGTCGCGTTGATATGGGCACACGCAACCGATAACTTCTGGTGGAAAGTACGTTGTTCATTACTGGCGTGCTTTACATCGGTTTGGCCTGCTCTAACACTAGCGTTCAAGGACTTCCCGATCGGCACAGTATTGAATCTACTTATCAGGATCGTCAAGGCGCGGCTCGGCATACCTACTGCATACAAACAAGTCGGCAAAGTATTCAAGACCTGATTCCCCCGGCCGAAATAAAAAATAGGCGGTGGATATGAAGACTGATAAAGTAGGACTTAGGAAACTGAATTTTCCTAGAGTTAGGGTAAAGATTTTAAAAGCGGAGAAACCAAGAAGGAAGCGCGAACGTGGCAAAGAACGGACAAGAGAAAACTGAAAAGAATCCTTTCGGAGCAGGTCCAGCGCCAAAGCCTCTTAATTGGGAGCAGATAGCACGTATGTGCGCTGACCATGCCACCGAGGAAGAGATTTGCCGATGGCTTGGCATCTCTGCTGACTGCCTTTTAGACCGATGTAAAGGCCGTTGGAATATGACGTTCAAGAAATACTACAATGAGAACCAGGCCGAGGGTAAGGTAAGTCTGCGCCGACAGATGCACAAGAGCGCCGAAGGCGTTCCGCCTGAATTCCTACGAGACAAAGACGGCGAGCTAGTGCGAGACGGCAAAGGTAATCCCGTCATCGTCCCCGGGCAAGCGCCTAATGTAGCGGCGCAGATATTCTTGGCCAAGAATGAACTCGGATATTCAGACAAGCTCTTCCAAGCCGGAGAGATAACTCTAAGGGTGGTTCGTGAGTAAAGAGTATGTAGTACGGCTCCGTAAGACTGACGGACACCCGAACCAGGAGCGCATCGTCTCTAGCACACACAAGCGCATTATCTGCAAGGGCGGCAGACGCGGGGGCAAGACAGTTGGGGTTGCAACACGGGCCGTAGACCGCTTCCTCAGTGGACGACGGCAACTCTACGCTGCGCCTACAACGACACAGACAGACGCTTTCTGGTTCGAGATAATGCGATCCCTGGCTGAACCCATAGTAGCCAAGGTATTCAAGGTCAATGAGAGCGAGCGTTACGTTGAACTTCCGGGCACAAAACAGTGCATTAAGGCCAAGACAGCCTGGAACGCTCAGACCTTACGCGGAGACTATGCCGATGATCTCTACCTCGACGAGTTTCAACTCATGGCCGAGGACACATGGGGAGAGATCGGAGCGCCTATGCTTATGGACAACAACGGCGACGCCGTTTTCTGCTACACTCCGCCGTCTCTGGCGTCAAGCGGAATCAGCAAGGCCAAAGACCCCAGGCACGCAACGAAGCTGTTTAACCTTGCTAAACTGGACAAGTCCGGGATGTGGGAGACCATACATATCACGTCGCATGACAACCCATTTATCAGCAAAGAAGGCTTGCTGAATGTAACCAGGGATATGTCTCTGGACTCGTACCGGCGAGAGATTCTAGCTGAGGACGACGAAATCGAGCGCTCCTGGCTGGTTTATAGTGCATTCAACGAGGTTGTATGCAAGATCAACTCGGTCAATATTCAGCCTAACTGGCCGGTGTATGTAGGCCACGACTTCGGGCAGGCTAACCCCGCGGCTATCTTTGTGGCACAGGATCCGGCGACGGGATATTTCTACATTTTCAATGAGTACCTGCCAGGCGCGGGCAAGTCAACGGCTCAACATGTCGAGGCCTTCAAACGCATCGTCTGCCTGCCGGGCGGGAAAGAAAACCCCCTGACATATAACGTGGTGAAGCGCATCGGCGGAAATGCTACTACTGAGGATGAGGTCAGACAAGGATACACCGCCCATGGTTGGCCTATTATTGCACCTAACATCGTGAAGCCGAAGAACCAGATCGACAGGGTTATCGGCCTCATGGAGCGCAACAAGATATTCGTGCTCAATCACCTGACGTTACTGCTCTCCGAGTTGTCAAACTGTATGTGGGAGCTGGATGAAAACAATAAGCCGACGGACAAGATCAAGAACGAACCCAAGTATCATCTCTTGGCCTGTATGCGCTATCTATTCAGCGATTTCACCCCGGAGACAGAAACGGCGAGTAATCCGTTTGTAATTATCAGTGTGTGAGGTAGCAGATGAGCGAAAAAAGCGATAAAGCATGGGCAGCAATCAAGGCAAGCGACACTCGATTAACCAGCCTACGGGCCCGGGTTAAGACAGACCGGGAATCATTCATGGGTAAGCTGTTTGAGCTCAAGGACAAAAACAATAAGCCGTTGAAGACCGTGGTAAATGTTACCTCAAACGACCCCATAGTGTTCGGCATTAAGAGTATGAGCTTCCTTGGTGGAGCTGCTCGGCAGACAGTAGTAAAAGGCCAGAACCTGCCAGACAAGACGGCGAGCGAGATCGAGGCCTTCATTGACTACATGTTCGAGCAGGCCGATATTAAACTGGCAACGAAAGGCCTGCTGCCCTTGCACCAGTCGCTTGTGAGCTACGCGTGTCTCGACGGCTGGCTGGTATCAAAAGGGCTCGTGTCAGCAGATGTGAAGGGCTCTCCCATCTTCGATGTAATGCCGAATGACATCGTGACGTTCAACTACGACATGGGGAAAGACGGCCTGTTGTGGGGAGCGCCAAAGTACAAACGCTCCAAGGCGCAGATCGACGATGAATACGGCAAACTCATCGGCAGTAGATTCGATGTGCCCGCAGACGGCGGGTATATCCACGACTACTACGACGCCGAATTGAATATTATCTTCTTCCAGAAGTTAGACGGCGACCTTGCCGAAGTGGTAATTGAGCAGAAGAACGGCACGGGGATCACCAAGCCCCCCTTCGGATTGCAGCCGGTGGCCTTGACGCCGATGCTCAGCGACGACCTGAAGTATTTCGGCGAGAGCATCTATCAGGCCAACCGCAATCTCTACGACCAGAAGAACACGATCCTGACGGTCTTGCAGACCATTAACGTGCAAGGCTGGCGGGCTCCTCTTCACCTGGCGACAGACAAGAAGCTAACGCCGGAGCAAGCCCAAAAACTCAGTGTCGAGATACAAAAGCTGTATGAGTCAGGGGCAATGTTTATATCTGGGGAGAAGGACCTTCTCACGCTGGTGCCCGTGCGCGACATCTCGAATAGTGCGCCATTCCTCTATAGCATCATCGACGGTGAGAGTCAGCGCGGCGCCCTGCCTAACATTGACTTCGGCAACCTGACGTTCCCACTATCGGCTGTGGCCATCACGCAGCTGGCCGGGCATAAAGACACCATCTACCTGCCACGCTTCCAGGCTATCAGTATGATATACCGTCAGCTTGCGAAGCTACTGATCGACCAGTTCATTGCAGGCAGTTACTCGCTGACCCTCAAAAGTCCCAACGGCAAGGATATCAAGTACACCAAGAAACTACTGTCAGGCGATTACACTATTTCATTCAGATTCTCAGCGGTAGCGCCGGCCGAGAACCTTGCGAACCTCAGCGCAGCACGGACGGCCAAGAGTGTGGGCGTA